GTCGCTTCCCATTACGACCGTCATGGCGCAAACCATTCAGGCATCTGATATTGGGCCAGAAATGGCTTACTATCTGGGGACAAACCCCAAAGAAGCTGACCGGATCTCAAAATTGCCGCCGTTCTTGCAGGCAAAAGAAATCGGAAAGATCGAAGCCAAATTGGCTGCTGATCCGCCCGTCAAGAAATCAACGAGCGCACCAGCTCCTATATCTCCGGTTACTGCCAAAAGCAGTGGCGCGCCCGCTTATGATACGACTGACCCACGCTCTGTAAAGGCTATGAGCACGTCGGAATGGATTGCAGCGGAACGAGCACGGCAGATAAAGAAGATGGAAGCGGCAAGAACCCGCTAACCACATAAGGACATTGTCATGTCGAACTCATTACTTACTATCGACATGATCACCCGCAAAGCTCTCGAAATCCTTGAGAACAATCTGGTGATCACCCGCAACGTGAACCGTCAGTACGACGACAGCTTTGCTGTCGAAGGTGCCAAGATCGGTTCAACCCTCCGCATCCGTCTGCCCGACCGTGCTCTCGTCACGGACGGCGCTGCTCTTCAAGTTCAGGACGACAACGAACAGTACACCACGCTTACGGTTTCAAGCCAGAAGCACATTGGTGTCAACTTTACGTCGGCTGAATTGACCATGCAGTTGGACGACTTCGCAGAACGTGTTCTCAAGCCGCGTATTTCGCAGCTTGCGTCCTCGGTTGATAACGACGTCGCCAATGCTTACAAGGGCATCTATCAGTCAGTCGGCACACCCGGCACGACACCGTCGACCTCGCTCGTTCTGCTTCAGGCCAACCAGAAGCTCAACGAAATGGCCGCCCCGATGCAGAACCGTTATGCCACTGTCAACCCAGCCGCTAACGCTGGTCTTGTCGAAGGCATGAAGGGTCTCTTCAACCCTGTCTCAACGATCAGCAAGCAGTTCAAGAACGGCTTGATGGGCGAAGGCATCCTCGGCTTTGACGAAATGAGCATGTCTCAGTCAATCGTTCAGCACACAACCGGTACGCGTTCGGCTACGGCCTCGCTCACGATCGGTTCAACTGTCTCGACACAGGGTGCAACCACAGTTGCCATCAACGGCGACACGGGTTCAGCCACGTTCAAAGCAGGCGACGTGTTCACGATTGCAGGCGTCTACGCGGTCAACCCGCAGACCCGTCAGTCCACAGGCAGCTTGCAGCAGTTCGTTGTTACGGCTGATGCGACAGCTTCCTCGGGTAACTGGTCCTCGGTCAGCATTTCGCCGGCGCTCTATACGTCGTCGAACGCTCTCGCGACTGTCGACTCCTTCCCGCAGTCCGGCGCTGCCGTGACCGTGGTTGGTTCGGCTTCAACGACCTACCCGCAGAACCTTGCGTATCATCGCGATGCGATTGCTTTTGCCACCGCCGACCTCTTGCTTCCGCAAGGCGTCGATATGGCTTCGCGTCAGGTTCACAACGGCATTTCGCTCCGTATTGTTCGTCAGTATGACATCAATAATGACCGTATGCCTTGCCGTATCGACGTGCTTTACGGTTATTCCGTAATCCGCGCGCCAATGGCAGCTCGTATCTGGGGCTAATAGCTTGACCCTCGCAGTAATGCGGGGGTCTTTCCCTCTTTCTTAGGAGTATTTTACCATGCCACTTCCTTCAGTAGGCGGCGGTTATCAGTTTAACGACGGTAACCTTAACGAAGTCAAAATCAGCGTTTCTGCGGCTCCAGCTACAGCAACAGACAGCGCCACGTTGACCGCAGCTCAGTTGACCAACGGCATTATCATCGGCACACCGACGACAACGGCAGCTTACACGCTTCCGCTCGCGGCTGACCTTGATAATGCTCTCAGCAACGCTAAAGTCGGCACGACGTTTGACTTCCGCGTCATCAACACAACCACGGCTGGCGTCATCACAATGACGACCAACACAGGTTGGACGATTGGTTCTGCTGGTTCGCAAGGTCTTATGACCATTGCGGCAACCGCAGGCACAGTTCGTTCATTCCGCGCTCGTAAGACGGGCGACGCGGCATGGGCGCT